AGGGCAAAAACCTTTTTTGTCATTAGGTAAAGATTCCGCCAAGAACCCCTCCGCTAAATACTCCTGTTCCATTGACAGTAATACCTGTTGCATTTACCTCAAATCTGTTAGTGCCTAACACAGAAACGTTCCACGCACCTGCACCTGCTCGGTAAACACCTGTTGTAGGTTCTGATGCAAAGTAAAGAGATGGTGATGCCGCGCTACCATTAGCTAAAGCATTAACAGAAGCACCTGCTTGTACGGTATTAGCGTTGTAAAAGTTAACACCATCACAAATAAGCGTTGATTGATTTCCTGCGGCTATTGTGGCGGTTGCACCACCCCCTACACCTGTTGTAATAGTCAATGAAAAACCGTTTGGAGTGACTTGATTACTTACAATATAAAATGCAACAACAGGAGGGTATGTCACAGTAACATTGCTTGATAATGTGCCTACATACTCTTGAATGAGAGACGTTGCTTCAGTAGCAGATAGTGAATAAGAACCTGCGGTAACTTCTTTAGTAATTGATGAGAATAAGAATCTTGTGCTTGTACCGTAACCTACAGTTACAAAGTTTGAACCGTCACAAACTATAATACATGATTCATTAGGCTGAAATGATTTGTTTGTTGCTAAGTCAATCGTATTTAATCCTGTGGTAGATATAGTAAGTGTTCCTGTGCCATTATTTTTAAAGAAACAAAACCAATTATTACCTAATGTAGAAGCTGCGGGTAACGTAGCAGATCCTGTACCACCACCCCAAACTTTTGTTTGGCTTCTGTCTGTATCTAAAAATGTATATCCTGCGGTAACACTTGATACAGGAGCTGTTTGATTAAGTGTTGCTCCTTCGGCTTCTAAGCCAAAGCCTGCTAACGTCGTTGCGTCAGGAGATGATGTACCAATACCTAGTGCAATGTTTGACCATGTACCTGAAGCGGTAGAGTTGTTAGTGATATAGAAATATCTTGTTCCACCCGCTGTAATAGTACCTAATGTAGCTCCTGTAGAGCTTTTAATAGTTAATATAAAGGCGCTTGGGTTTTTAATAAATGCGTCTTGACCTACTGATACTTGATTTGCAGGAGGCATGAATACAGACAAACCACTTGTTGATGGTGTGATGTCCATAATACGAGCCGCTACGTTTGTTGATATATTCCCATTAACAGGCCATACAAGCGTTAGGTCAGCAGAGATTGGGTACGATGCGTAACTTACATCGGTAGGTTGTATAACGTCTCCTGTAAAGGGGGAGGTGTATATAGTCATAATTAAGTATCAAGAACAGTTGCCTGTCTGTCTCCAATTCGTTGAGTGTTTTCTGTTTTAAGCGTATTCATAATAGCTTGGTATTGTGCTTGCCACATTGGTGTACGCTCATCATTTTTTAGGAAAGGCATAGCTTGTAGTAATGAGCCATAAAGTAATGCTTGTGGAGCATAGATAGTGAACCAATTAGTTTGATTGTTAGAATCGAGTGGTTGTACGCGCTCATAGTACAAGACCTCTAGGCTATAAGTTGATGCAGGTGTAGGAGCAACTAACCAATTATCATAGTTGTAATCGCAATAGAATTTAGGGATACCTGTTTGTGTGTCATCAGGCCAATATTCTCTGAGGTATTCGTAAGTGCGTAATAGAACAGGTTGGCGTTCACCTGCTACAGTAACATTCATAGACACAGTCTTGTGCCAACGAGCAGGCTTTTGTAGCGTGTTTTGTGCTGTTGTAAAGGTTGAGTTGGCTACATTAAGGTTGCCTAGGAACTTAATTTCAGACGCGATGACTTGCTCTGCTAACATAATGAAAAGAGGAATCTTTTCAAGTGTTGCAGTGTCCGTACGCTCTAAATAAGACTGAATATTTTCGACCAAGCTATCATAGGTCATTGCTACAGCTACTGTCATTCTATACCCTTTAAAAATAAAGCACGTTCGTCATTACGACGTGTGACTAAGCCTTTAAATACTTTGCCACCCGCTTTTGTATATTTAAGAAACTCGTCCGCGGCGCCTTTAATATCTCCGCGCAAAACCTTCTGACGGAGGGTTGACGCCTGTAGTCTCCCAAGACCACAATTAAAAGCAAAGCTACACAAGCTATCGAACTGACCTTGTGTAAGAGGAACGGGACATAATCGTGCAACACCCTTTTCAAACCTCGCTAAATCTTGTCTTAATATTTGATCAATTTCTTGGATTGTAAACGATCTATTCCATTCTGTGGGAAGACTTTTGCCGTTGCCAATCAAATGACCCACGCCCACTGTCCACAGTCCGATGGGATCTTGGTATGGCCTTAACCTTACACCCTCATGGTGTTTGATCATTTTTAGAGCTTCGTTTGAAACTCTCATTTGCCACTAAACTTTTCCCATTGGCGAGACCCAAAATAAAAGCCAATTATGCTCGAAACAATGGCCATCTCTTGGTCTGAAAATACCTCAGTCATAGCTATGCTAAAGTCAACACCTGTCCAAATAGCCCAAGCTAACCCTGCTACGTCTGTAAATACAAGTAACCCTACAAAGGTAAACGCTACATAAGGACGTACTTTTGCGTTTAAATCTACAACAGGTTGTGAAGCTTTATCCATAAGAGTCTTGTCATGGTCATATAAAGCTGTTCTTTCTTGTGCATATGTCTCGGCTTCTACTTGGTGAAGGCGTAACTCCTCAATCTTTTCTTGGGATTGAAAGCCTTTTTCAGCCATGGCAATTTGTTGTTCCATAGCCATTTTAGCCATGGTTTGTTCATGCTTTTGATCTGCTTTATTTTGAAAAAATGAAAGTAGGTTAGGTAAGCCTGATGAAAATATACCTAATAAACCTGAGAGTATGGATAACATTATTTGCCTTTCCTTTGCATGTCATGTTCTTCTAAAATACGAATACGCACATTAAGCTCGCCCATTTGTGCTTTTAATTCTTCTTTCATCCTAGCTCTAGCTTCAGCAGATATAGGTGAGTCTGTAGGAACACCTTGCTCTGTAATAAGGTTAGGCATTTTAGATTTGATGCTAATTAAGTCTGCTTGTATAGACGCCATCGAAGTAAGTAACCATGCAATAGCCGAAACAATTACAGGAAACAACATACTTGCTATTTTATCCATATTCATTTGAGTACAATGCTTAATAATAAAAGAATAATGGCACCCGCAGATGCCATTAGAATACCTTCTAATCTTTTCAGTCTTGCGTTAATTGCTTCATATCTCAACGCACAAACTTCCTCGTGAGTAGTTAAACGATTATCAACCTCGTGAATTTGCTGTTGAGACATAAAATCATTCCTTTATTTTGTTTCTGTTTCTTCGGTTTTTTCAGCTTTTTCACGAGCTTTAATAATTGCTTCAGCTTGTGGAACGCCTTGTTCTTGAATTTGTTTAATTAAAGAAAATACATTTTGATAGGGTAATGTACCTAAATTTGCAAGTAAAGCGTTTGTATCTTCTAAAGACAATTCTAATTTAATTTTTTCGTTCATTTTATTTCCTTTTTAAAAAGTAGTTTAATTTTTGTTGCTTATATATTATAACCTAAACATTTGTTTTATAGATCTTATTTAAAGTACGGTCCGACCATCCAAGTTACAATAGAGTATCTCATACCTTTAGTTATAGGCTCAACACCGTGTGGCATAAATGAAGGAAATACTAAAATAGTTCCTTTTTTTTGTTCGGGATAAAATCTTTTGCTATCGTTTGCTATATAAAATTTACCGCCTTCAAAGTCGTCATTTAAAAACACTAATATAGTTAGCTTCCTTGTTTCATTTGATCGTGCATGGAAGGTATCTACATGGGTTTCATACTTACCATTCACATCATACATCAAGAATTCAGATTGATTAGAGTGAGTTATATTGTATTGCCAAAAGTCATGATTTACATTCAAACCTATAGACGTAAGTGTTGCACCAATTCCTGCGTATAAAGGTAATTGAAGTCTTGCAACATTTCTAATATCTAAATCAATATTCTTTTCTAAATCACGACCGTTTCCAATAAATGGAAGTTCTTTTTCCACTTCAGGTTTAGAATATTCTTGAATAAGTTTGTCACAAAAAGCTTCAGATACTGCGTCACGAACAATATAACAATTATCAAAACTTTGAACTTGATTTGTTTGATCAGTTTTACTTACTCCTAAAGATTCACGCTTATCATATTTCCATTCAGCATGAGGACCGTTAGCATCTACATAATGTAAAAATACTTGAGCTTGCCATTTACCTTCTTTGTAAACTTCTCGCCAATGATATATGTCACAACCTCTATACATAACAGCATCGCCAATACCCATCTTAACTTCTGTAGCATTAGATTTATCTTCATTAGCACCCATATAGATAGGCCATACATCACCTTCAAAATCTAATGTAAGTGAAGCAGATATTTCACACGCAGGTCTATCTCTATGGTTCTTTAATTCTTCACCTTGATTGTTATATAGTCTTGCATATGAATAGGTAGGGAATAGTTTGAGTCCCGATGCTTGTTCAAAATAAGGCAAACAAGTTTCTAGTAATTTATCAAAAACTAATGCACCATGAACCGCTTGAGATAATGGACATTGCGGATCACTAACTGTTTTTTGTTCTGCAACTAAACGCTTTAATTCATCAGTTAATTCTTTGCAAGTATGTTCAGGCAAAAATGATTTTAAATGAACATAACCTTTTTCTTTAAACTCTTGTATTGAATCCATATTTATGGATTATGTATTTGACCAAATTGATTCAGGTTGTATAGGCCAATTAATATCTCCTGCAACAGGATTAATTGTGTATCCGCGTACTATATTTCTATAATCAAAATATGCTTGTTGATTAGTTAGGTACGGATTACTAATAGCAGGGTCAGCTACATCAGGAATGCTAGCCCAATCTGTTTGTTGCAATAAATTAATAGCTGTTTTTTTATTTTCTTCAGCAGTTGGAATATGTGGAGGATTAGGTTTAATAGTTTGAGTATTTGGATCATACCAAAATTTATCTGCTACTACATTATCTGCGCATGGTGTCCAAAATAATCCACCTACTTCAAAAGTTTGTCCTTCATCTACCACTTCAGCAACACGATAACCTGTTTCTCTAGGTTCATTAGGGCTAATTAAAGCTTGTTTCATATCTGCTCCTTATTAAAATTCTACGACTACAACGCCTGCTGCACCAGCAGCGCTGACACCTGGACCAGCACCATTGCCACCTGATCCGCCACCACCATAAGATCTTCCAACATTTGCCGTGCCTGGTAATGATTGAGCTGCACCACCACCACCTAAATAAGATGATCCTCCTAAACCCCCTTGACCAACTTGACCACCACAACCACCACCCGCTCCACCAATTTGTAATGTGCCTGCACTTCCAGCTCCACCACTACCACCACCCGCCGAAGGAGTACCTGGCGCCCCTGGAGTGCCACCACTACTTCCACCTGTAGCGGAAGCTAAAGTAGTAAATGAGGATGTTCCTCCTGCCGAACCTACAGTTACAGAATAAGGAGTTGAAGCAGTTACAGGGCCTACATATATAGCAGCTCCGCCACCACCACCTCCACCACCTGCAACTCCATTAGGAACATTACCAGCTCCACCACCACCACCTCCACCCACAACTGTGACTTTAATTTTAGTGGTTGTAGCAGGGGTTGTAAATGTGCCAGGGGAAGTAAAGACTGTCATGTTTGTAAAGCCACCTCCCGCCGCCGCCGCACTTGTCCAAGTTGAGCCATTAGATGTAAGGACATTGCCTGATGAACCAGGTGCTACTAAATTAGCGCCTAAATTTGATGTACCATTACCTAATATGACTGAGTTAGTAGTAATTGTTGTAGCGCCTGTACCACCGTTTGCTACCGCTAGTGTACCTGCTACAGAAACAGCTCCTGATGTTGCAGTCGATGGAGTTAAGCCTGTAGAACCAAAGCTAATTGTAGTTACACCACCACTCGCGGCTTGGAATGTTGGTAAAGCACCTGCACCGTTCGATGTTAATACTTGACCTGTTGTGCCTACAGAGGCGATAGATTGGAACGGACCTGTTGTGGTTGTACCCCCTGCTAATAAAGCGTAAGCGGTAGCTGAAGCTACGCCTGTTCCACCGTTTGCTACAGGAAGTGTGTCTGTGACGTTAGTGGTAAGACTACAATATGTTGTAGATGTTGATCCTGTTCCGCCATTAGCAATAGCTAATGTGCCTGTTATACCTGTGCTTAGTGGCAAGCCTGTACAGCTAGTTAATGTACCTGCGCTTGGTGTACCTAAGTTAGGTGTTGTGAATACAGGGGATGTTGTTAGAGCAATACCTCCTGAACCTGATACGTTTTGTCCTAGCGCGCCTGCGACACCTGTACCAAAAGAAGTAATACCTGTACCACCGTTACCGACAGCTAAAGTACCTGCGACTGTTACAGCACCTGATGTTGCTGTTGAAGGGGTTAATCCTGTTGAACCAAAAGAAATAGTTTGGACGTTAGTCGTGGAAGCAGAAGATGCAAGAAGCTTTACAGTTCCTGCACTGTTCTTAAAGTACAGCTTTTCGTCAAGCGTGTTTAGCGCTAGTTCTCCCGCGACAAGATTACCCGAGGTAGGTTGTGCCGACGCGGTTGTGCTGTAGTAAAGAGAGATTGGGGTATATCCTGATTGTGCCATGATTAAGTCCTTTTATGCGTGAATTTTACCATATTTAAGAAAAAGTTCCACCACTAATTCCGCTAGTTATTGCATGAGTGGTTGCGTTGAATGTTAATGCAGTGTCTGTTAAGACAGGAAGATTTCCTGTGGTTGCAGTCACAAATGAAATGTAATTTGTAGCGGCTGATCCTGTTGTAACCGCAACATTAGATGCGTTTGTTGCATTTGTTACAGCTGTCGCTCCTATTGCGGTAGCAATTTCTGACCCCGTAGCCGCTGTGAAAGGAGAGGAACCGTTACCAAAAAGAACGCCTGTAAGTGTTGTAGCTCCTGATCCACCTGACGCTACAGGTAAAGTTCCCGTAGTAAGAGCTGAGGTCGATGTAGCATAAACAGCACCATTAGTAGTAAAGGATGTTAGCCCTGTACCGCCATTAGTTGTTGCAAGCGTACCGCTTAATGTAACAGCTCCTGTAGTTGCAGTGTTAGGTGTAAATCCTGTAGTTCCTGCACTAAATGTAGATACACCGCTTGGAACCGCTTGCCATGAAGCTGTTGTGCCATCGGATGTAAGCACATGAGTATTTGCACCTATTGCAAGTCTACCTGCTGTGTTTGTACCCGTTCCAAGAATTAAATCACCTACTGTAGTAATTGGAGATAGTGCATTAAACGCAGTGGATGCAGTTGTTTGCCCTGTACCACCATTGGCTATAGGTAATGTTCCTGTAACGCCTGAAGTTAATGGTAATCCCGTACAGCTTGTGAGCGTTCCTGATGATGGAGTACCAAGGGCAGGAGTTACTAATGTGGGTGATGTAGCTAATACCACATTGCCTGATCCTGTGGTTGAGGAAGAAGAAGCCGCTGTTAATTGACCTTGCGCATTAACTGTAAAGTTTCCAATTGTGTACGCGCCTGCTGTAACTGTAGTGTCTTGAATGCTTACAGTAGATCCTATAAGTTGTAATCCTGTACCAAAAGTATATCCACCTGAAGGACCACCTACTTGTACAAAAACAAGTGCTGTAGTTCCAATAGTAATTGGTAATTGAGTTGTTTGAACCCATGTTGTTGTTGCTTGTGATGTACCTGCAATAACATAGAATGTATCACCTGGTGATACAGTGTCTGCACCTACCCCTGCGGTATCCATATCTGTAGAACGAACCATTGACCAATTTGTTGATGCTGATCCTTGATTCGTTAGTACATATACCCCGTTTTGTGCACCACTTGCTTGGTTTTTAATTAAAATACGGGTGCCGTTTGATACATCTGTTGCGGTCATCGTAACACCATCAACTACAAGAGCCGCTTGTGTGGTTGCATTCGTAAGTGTAGCTCCCACACCCGAACTTCCATTATTATATGTAGCTGTATAAGCTACTGTAGAGGCAACTTGAACAGGTTCGTGATAATTAACATTAGAAACAGCGGCGTCTACATATTGTTTTGTAGCAAGTTGTAAAGCTTGTGTTGGATCTTGCGTTACAGTAACTGATGTTAATCCTGCGGGTGCGGTAGTTGTTGCTCCAAGCGATACAGGTGTTGTACCAATAGTAATTGTGCTGTTTGTTAAAGATCCATTAGCAATATTACTTATTGTATTATTTGATCCATTTATTGTCTTGTTAGTAAGTGTATCCGATGTATCTCTACCTACTAATGTAGTCGTAGC